GTACGAGCAAAGTTTAGTTAAAACAATAGAACCTATTAAAAAGACTACTATTAGTAGACTTAATAAATCTAAAAAATGGAAATATGGATACAATAAAGAGCATGATGTTATCGTTATATCAAAAAGCGGTCAAATTGGTGAAATACTTGAAATACAAAATTTGCGAGTGGCGCTGCCAAGAGTGCCGGGGCGATTGCAAAAAAATAAGTTAAATAAGTGGGTAAAACAAGATTATCCTAAAGAACTTAGTAGGATAAAAAATATATTTGATTGGAGATCATACCCAGAAGATCAAAAGGAAAAGTGGTATGATTATATAGATGAAGAATTTAAACGTAGAGAAGAAGGTTATTGGTTTGTAAATAATAGTATACCTACGTATATAACAGGTACACACTATATGTATCTTCAGTGGAGCAAAATAGATGTTGGTGCACCGGATTTTAGAGAGTCAAATAGATTGTTCTTTATATTTTGGGAAGCCTGTAAAGCTGATAAAAGATGTTACGGTATGTGTTATCTAAAGAACAGAAGATCAGGCTTTTCGTTTATGTCATCTGCAGAAACAGTTAACTTAGCTACAATATCAAGTGATAGTAGATATGGTATATTGTCTAAAACAGGTGCTGATGCTAAAAAAATGTTTACGGATAAAGTTGTACCTATCAGTATAAACTATCCGTTTTTCTTTAAACCTATACAAGATGGTATGGATAGGCCGAAATCAGAGCTTGCATACAGAGTACCAGCTAGTAAGTTTACTAGAAAAAAAATAACTGCTAATGAGCAGATGGAAGACATACAAGGCTTAGATACAACTATAGACTGGAAAAACACAGGTGATAATAGTTATGATGGTGAAAAGCTTAATCTATTAGTACACGACGAAAGTGGTAAGTGGGAAAGACCTGATAATATATTAAACAATTGGCGTGTTACAAAAACTTGTTTGCGACTAGGTAGTAGAATAGTTGGCAAGTGTATGATGGGTAGCACTAGTAACGCACTTGATAAAGGTGGTGATAATTTTAAAAAACTATATAATGCCTCGGATGTCACTAAAAGAAATAGAAATGGTCAAACAAAATCTGGTCTATACTCTTTGTTTATCCCAATGGAATGGAACTACGAAGGATTTATTGACGAGTACGGAGTTCCAGTGTTCACTACTCCTGACACAGACGTGCTTGCCCCAGATGGTGAATTAATAGATATAGGTGTAGTAGATAGTTGGCAAAACGAAGTTGATGGTCTAAAAGATGATCAAGACGCATTAAACGAGTTTTATAGACAGTTTCCAAGAACTGAAGAACATGCGTTTAGAGATGAGGCTAAAAACAGTATATTTAATCTTATAAAAATATACGAGCAGATAGATTATAATGAAGAAATGTCTAGAACCTTAGGAGTTACAACAGGTAATTTTCAGTGGGTAAATGGAGTTAAAGATTCTCAAGTAATTTTTTATCCAGATCCCAAAGGTAGATTTAAAGTAAGCTGGACCCCATCACAACATTTGCAAAATAAAATTGTTTTAAAAAACGGTATAAAATATCCTGGTAACGAACATATGGGTGCTTTTGGTTGTGACTCATATGATATATCAGGTACGGTAGATGGAGGTGGTTCTAAAGGAGCTTTGCATGGTTTGACTAAATTTAGTATGGAAGACGCTCCTGCTAATAGCTTTTTTTTAGAATACTTATCAAGACCACCAACAGCTGAAATGTTTTTTGAAGACGTTTTAATGGCATTAGTTTTTTACGGTATGCCTATATTAGCAGAAAATAATAAACCTAGACTTTTATATTATCTTAGAAGAAGAGGTTATAGAGGTTACTCGATGAATAGACCTGATAAAATCTGGAACAAACTATCGGTTGCTGAAAAAGAAATAGGTGGTATACCTAACTCAAGCGAAGATATAAAACAAGCGCATGCTGCTGCTATAGAAATGTATATACAACAGCACGTTGGTATGGCTTCAGATGGTAGTTTTGGCAGTTTGTATTTTAACGATTTGTTAAATGATTGGTCAAAGTTTGATATTACAAAAAGAACTAAACATGATGCAACCATAAGTAGTGGTTTAGCTATCATGGCTTGTAATAGACATTTGTATGCTCCAAACGCTAAAATCGAAAAACCTAAGTTAAACATAAATATTTCCAAGTATAACAATACTGGAATTAATTCACAAATAATTAAATAATACATATGGCAGAGTCTGGCATTAAAAATTATTTCCCGAGTCAAACTGTAAGCGACGCTGAAAAGCTTAGTTATGATTATGGTTTAAAAGTAGCTAAAGCTATCGAAACAGAGTGGTTTAATAACGATAGAAACATTAATAAACACAAGTCTAATTATAACGATTTTCATAGATTAAGGCTTTACGCTAGAGGTGAGCAGTCAATACAAAAGTATAAAGATGAATTATCTATTAATGGAGATTTATCATATCTTAATTTAGACTGGAAACCAGTACCTATTATAGCTAAGTTTGTAGATATAGTTGTAAATGGTATATCTGAAAGAACTTATGATGTAAGAGCTTTTTCACAAGATCCATTTGGCGTAGATAAAAGAACAAAGTATTTAGAATCTGTACTTTTAGATATGAGGAGTAAGCAATTAGATCAGTTTGCTAAAGAAGCTTTTGGTATAAACTTAACCGCTAATGATCCTAAATTAATACCTGGTTCTGAAGAAGAGTTACAACTTCACATGCAATTAAGCTATAAGCAAACAACAGAAATCGCAGAAGAACAAGCATTAAATGTTTTGTTTGAAGGAAACAACTATGAATTAATTAAAAAAAGATTCTATTACGATTTAACAGTTCTTGGTATTGGTGCTGTTAAAACTTCTTTTAACACATCAGAAGGTGTTACAATAGATTACGTAGACCCTGCTAATCTAGTATACTCTTACACAAATTCCCCTTATTTTGAAGATATATATTACGTTGGAGAGGTAAAATCAATACCTGTAAACGAACTAGCGAAACAATTTCCTCACTTAATGGAAAGCGATCTTGAGGAGATTATGCAGAATAAAAAAAGTAATAGAAATAACTATAATACAAGATATTCTTCTGACAAAGAAGACAACAATACAGTTCAAGTTTTATACTTTAATTATAAAACTTATATGAATGAAGTATATAAAAACAAAAAAACCACTACTGGTGGTGAAAAAATTATAGAAAAAAGTGATTCGTTTAATCCGCCTGAAAACAAAGAAGGAGGTTATAGTAGAATGTTAAGATCTATTGAGTGTCTTTATGATGGCGCAGTAGTTCTTGGTACGGACAAGTTGCTTAGATGGGAAATGTCTCAAAATATGATGAGACCTAAAAGTGATTATACTAAAGTAAAAATGAACTACGCTATAGTAGCACCTAGGATGTACGATGGTAGAATTGATTCATTGGTTAAACGTATAACTGGGTTTGCTGACATGATTCAGTTGACACATTTAAAATTACAACAAGTATTATCAAGAATGGTACCTGATGGTGTTTATTTAGATGCAGATGGTTTAGCAGAGGTTGATTTAGGCAACGGAACAAACTATAATCCACAAGAAGCTTTAAATATGTTCTTCCAAACTGGTTCTGTTATTGGTAGATCTTTTACTTCAGATGGTGATATGAATCCTGGTAAAGTGCCTATTCAAGAAATAACTAGTGGTAGTGGTGGTAACAAAATGCAAGCGCTTATAGGTAATTACAACTATTACTTGCAAATGATTAGAGATGTAACCGGATTAAACGAAGCTAGAGATGGTAGTATGCCAGATAAAAATGCTTTAGTAGGTGTACAGAAACTTGCTGCTGCAAATAGTAATACAGCTACAAGACATATATTACAAGCAGGTTTGTTTTTAACAGCTGAGGTTGCTGAATGTTTATCACTTAGAATATCTGACATTATAGAGTATTCACCAACAAAAGACGCTTTTATACAGGCTATAGGGGTTCATAATGTTGCTACTTTAGAAGAGTTAAAACAAATACATCTTTACGATTTTGGTATATTTATTGATTTACAACCAGATGAAGAAGAAAAAATGATGTTGGAAACTAATATTCAAATGGCATTACAACAGGGTAGTGTAGAATTAGAAGACGCTATTGATGTTAGAAATATTAAAAATGTAAAATTAGCAAATCAAGTTCTCAAAATAAGAAGACAAAAGAAGATAAAGCAAGACCAAGAAATTCAACAACAAAACATGATGCTTCAAGCGCAGGCAAATGCACAAGCAGCACAAGCGGCTGCGCAAGCAGAAGTACAAAAAAATCAAGCTATAACACAAAGTCAAGCTCAGTTAGAACAAGTAAAATCACAGCTTGAATCTCAAAAAATGCAACAAGAAGTTAAGCACAAAAAAGAATTAATGGGTCTTGAGTTTCAAATGAACATGCAGTTAAAAGGTATTGAAGTTGATGGTCAACAGCAAAAAGAAAAAGAAAAAGAAGACCGTAAAGATGCTAGAACAAGAATTCAAGCAACTCAACAAAGCGAGTTAATTGATCAAAGAAAAACTGGAAAACCACCTAAAAACTTTGAGTCTGCAGGTAATGATATACTTGGTGGTGGTTTTGATTTAGGATCATTTGATCCTAGATAAATTTATTAATTATTATTATATTATATTATGGAAGAAAACAAAGAAAACGTAGTTGAAGAAACTACACAAGAAACAACTGAAAATGTTGAACAAGAACCTCAAGTTGATGAAAGTAAATTTGATAGCGCTGGTGATGATAGTGTTATTAAAGTAGACTTGAGTAAACCTCCTAAACCACAAGAAAATGAAGTTAAAGAAAATAACACTGACGACAGCGGAGTGGCTGCAGAGTCTAAAGATGCCGAGCCCGCACAAAAACAAGAAGAGGTACAGTCGGAAGACAAAACACAAGAAGCGCCAGTATTAGAAGAAGTTTCTACAGAAGACTACATTGATGAAAGTATCGAAAAAATGGCTACTGAAGCTACAGAAGCTATTAAAGAGAATATGGAAACCGGAAAACCATTACCAGATAACATCCAAAAACTAATAGACTTTATGGAAGAAACTGGTGGTGATTTAAATGATTATGTTAAACTTAACCAAAATTATGACGAGTTAGACAATCAAGATTTGTTACATGAGTATTACAAACAAACAAAACCTCATTTAAATACAGAAGAAATTAACTTCCTTATGGAAGATCAATTCTCTTACGACGAAGAAGCAGACGACGAAAGAGATGTAAAAAGAAAAAAATTAGCGTTAAAAGAGCAAGTTGCCAACGCTAAAGCCCACCTGGACGGGCAAAAGTCCAAATACTATGACGAAATCAAGGCTGGTTCAAAACTTACAACTGAACAACAAAAAGCTGTTGATTTCTTTAATAGATATAACAAGGAGTCAGAAGAGACTAAAAAAATAGCAACCAAACAAAAATCTACTTTTTTAGATAAAACAAATAATGTTTTTAACGACAAGTTCAAAGGTTTTGAATACAACGTCGGTGAAAAAAACTATAGATTTAATGTTAACAATGTTAATGAAGTAAAACAGACCCAAAGTGATATTAACAATTTTGTCAAAAAGTTTTTGAATAAAAATAATGAAATGTCAGATGCTAAGGGTTATCATAAATCTTTATACACAGCAATGAATGCGGATGCTATTGCAAAACATTTTTATGAACAAGGCAAAGCAGATGCTATGAAAAATAGTATTGAAAAAGCAAAAAACATAAATATGAATCCAAGACAATCTCATGGAAAAATTGAGGCTGGTGGGTTAAAGTTTAGAGTTTTAGGTGATGATTCTTCTGATTTTAAGTTTAAAATTAAAAATAACAAATTTAAAAAATAACAATTAAAAATTAAAAAAAATGGCAATTACAGCAGGAGATAATTTAAATAGTGTTGCGTTACCACAAAAACTGGCTACGACACAAAACTATTTAGATTTCACAACAGCAGCCGACGGTTGGGCTAAACAATACCTACCGGAGGTTATGGAAAAGGAAGCTGAAGTGTTCGGTAATAGAACAATCGCAGGTTTCCTTGCGCAAGTAGGCGCAGAAGAAGCAATGATGTCTGATCAAGTTATTTGGTCAGAGCAAGGTAGATTACACCTATGTTTTACAGGTACAATTAATACTTCAACTTCGGTTATTCATATAACTAATGATATTGATGGTGTTGGTGATCCAGCAGCAGTTCAACCAATCAGAGTTAATGATCAAGTATTAGTTGCTATCGATAACGCTGGTACTACAAATACTTTATTATGTCACGTTGCTTACGTAGACGGGGATGACATTACAGCTTCTCCTTATGGATACGAAAACTTTGATGATCATAGTTCAATCGCTACATCTACAGACGGTTCTGTAACATGTACTGTTCTTGTAGTTGGTTCTGAGTACGCAAAAGGTACTGATGGACCTGCAACTTCAAACTCTCCAATACATAAAACTTTTACTCAAAAACCAATTATCCTTAAAGATAAATATATCATTAATGGATCTGACACTGCTCAAATTGGTTGGGTTGAAGTATCTGGAGAAGACGGTACTGGTGGTTACTTATGGTACTTAAAAGCAGAAGGTGAAACTAGAATGCGTTTTACTGATTATTTAGAAATGGCTTTATTAGAGTCTGAAAATATTAACGCTAACTCTCATTCAGTTGACGCTGGTGCTGGTAGTGCGGTTAATGATGCTTTAGGCACTAACGCTGGTCACCAAGGTTTATGGGCTGCTATAACAGATAGAGGTAATATCTCTACTGGTATTGACGGTGTTAATCCAGCTTCAGATTTAGCTGAGTTCGATGCAATTTTAGCTGAGTTTGACAAGCAAGGAGCAATTGAAGAAAATATGTTATTCTGTAACAGAGCTGTATCTTTATCAATTGATGATATGTTAGCTTCAATGAATTCTTATGGGGCTGGTGGTACTTCTTATGGAGTATTTGATAACTCTGAAGACATGGCACTTAACTTAGGTTTCTCAGGATTCCGAAGAGGTTCTTATGATTTCTATAAAACAGATATGAAATATCTAAACGATAGAGGTACAAGAGGTGCTATTAATACTAAAGATTCTACAAACGCTATTAGAGGATGTTTTATCCCAGCGGGTGTATCTTCAGTATATGACCAAATGTTAGGTAGAAATTTAAAACGACCATTCTTACATGTTAGATTTAGAGCTTCACAAACAGACAACAGACGATTCAAAACTTGGATTACTGGTTCTGTAGGTGCTGCTACTAAAGATCTTGATGCAATGGAAGTAAACTACTTATCTGAAAGATGTTTAGTTACTCAAGGTGCTAATAATTTCATGTTATTGAAAGGATAAGCATTTATATTTAAAAGTCGAGGCTTCGGCCTCGGCTTTATTTTATTAATTTTATTATATATTATATTATGGCAAAAAAAGCAAAACCAACAACGCAAGTTGTTACAAAAGAAAAAATAAACGCTATGGAAAATGCGTTTGCAAGTGAAGTTAAAACAGCTTCTGAAGTTAAAACAACTCCTAAAGATAAATGGGAAATAAAACAAAGAGATTATTATCTTATAGGTAATAAAAAACCTTTATCTTACTCAATAAAAGCCCAGCATGTTTATTATTTTGATGAAGAACTAGGGTATGAAAGAGAATTAAAAAACACATCTAACCAAAGAAGTTGTTTTGTAGATGAAATGGTGGGAGATCAAAGATTAGAGCATATTGTTTTTAGAAATGGCGTATTACGTGTACCTAAAAATAAAGTTGCTTTACAAAAACTATTATCATTATACCACCCTTGGAAAGGTAATATTTATGATGAATATAAACCAGTTGAAATTGCTGTGGATCAATTACAGTCAATAGAAACAGAGATAGAAGCTTTAAATGCTGCTAGAGACATGGATATAGATATGGCAGAAGCTGTTCTACGTGTAGAGATCGGTTCTAGAGTGTCTAACATGAGTTCTAAGGAGGTTAAACGTGATTTACTTATATTTGCTAAAAGAAATCCAGTTTTGTTCTTAGATTTAATAAGTGATGAAAATGTTCAACTTAGAAATTTTGGTATTAAAGCTGTTGAACTTGGTATTATTAAATTATCTTCTGATCAAAGAACATTTATTTGGGCTTCTAATAATAGGAAACTAATGAACGTTCCTTTTGATGAACACCCATATTCAGCTTTAGCTGCTTGGTTTAAAACTGATGAAGGTATGGAAGTTTTTTCTAATATTGAAAAAAGATTAAAATAAAAATCAACCTGTAGATGCAGTCGCTCTACGGAGCGATTGCAAACTACAAATTAAAAAACTATGATAAATATAGATACGGTATATCAAAAAGTTTTAACAATTGCTAACAAAGAACAAAGAGGTTATATAACACCGCAAGAGTTTAATTTATTAGCTGATCAAGCTCAAATGGAAATATTTGAACAATATTTTTATGATCTAGATCAATTACA